AAACCCGTTCAGCGTGCTGCTGAACGTGTTGGGTGATGTCGGGGTCAGACTGGCCAGCCGGTGCAGGCCATACGTCGGGACACGGTTGGCCTGTGAGATGGCGTCCCCGTAGATGCGAAGCATGGCCGCCTCGATGTTTCCGAAGGCGTTGTCGGTCTTATCGTACAGGTCGATATTGATTGTGACGTTCTGGCCGTCGTCGCGCATGCCGATGGTCTGCGACAGTTCAACCGTAAACACGGCGTAGGGGAACGGCTCGGACCCGGCTGGTGTGGCCGCCCCGTGCCACATCCCGCCGGTAATGAACTTCCAAGCGTTGCCCTCGTACAGACCGCCCGTGCCGGTGTCGGTCTTTAGCTGCGCAATGATGGAGCGGGCGACAATGAATGGAGTCACTTGGCCACCCCCGCTGTAAACTGGACCACGCCGGACTTGACCGCCCCGCGAATGGCCCGGTCGATGGTCCCGTCCTTGGTAGCCTTGGCCAGCGCCGGTGCTGCCCACGGACGGCGCGGCATCCGCACGGACTTACGCAGGGCAAAGATTGGCTTGTTGTTCACGCGCAGTCCGGCCTCTTTGTTCCGGTATCGCACCTTGTCAACGCCCATCAGGTAGAGCTTTCCGCCCTTGGTCCTGATGACAGTCATGGGGAGTTTACTAAGCGAACCCTGATGAGTCTCCATCAACCGCTTAGCTGCGACGTTGATAGGCACGGGCAGGAACTTTCCGGCCTTGGCGCGGATCGTCCCGCCCTTCTCGTGAATGCGAGCGTACGGAAGTGCAGACCCTGCCGATGCAGTAAACTTACCGTTTACTTCCTTGGCCGTGGTGTGACTAAGCGTTGCCGCCAGTCCGCTGCTGCTCCGTTGCCTGTTGGGTGGCGTGCCCGGCGCGGAAGTCTTGAACCGTACCGCCCGCGTCATGCTGTTCTTCATCACCTCGGACACCGCCTTAGCCGCGCGAGTGATACCAACCGCCAGCGATTTACGCATAGCGGCTTGGAACTTCGCGGTATTGTCCGTGGTCTTCGCCACTACATGCGCTCCAAGGTCAACTGCAACAGGCACCCGGCCCCGTCCGGGTCACGGGCTGGCCCGTCCACGCGGTAGGTCACGCCGCTGATCGTCACGCGAACGGTCTTCCAAACGTCATGGGCATACGTGATGGCTTGCCCGTTGTTGTCATACGGTGCGATGAACAGTTGATACACCACCGTGCCCGTGTCCCGCCCGTACATCATGGACTCGCTGGAGCTAAGCGGCTGGAGCCGCCCCTGTACCGTCACGGATGTTGCACCCGTGTAGGTCCACTCGGGCGAGCCGCTGGTGGCCTCGATTGACATGGTGGCCGGGGTCAGGGTCACGGAGTCCCTGAGCAGGTGGCGGGGTGTGCGTGGCGTGCGGCTCATATGACGGTGCCCCTTGTTTCGCTGGGCATGTTGCTCTTCAGGATCTCATGCTCGGTCACGGACGAACCCGACGTAGACACGCTGTAGACTCCGATAGTCTCGCTTGTCGCAGACGGGTTGCCGCCAGCGTTGGCCAGCTTGTGGTCGATGAGCAGGTAAACCACGGCCACGATGTCAGCCGGGATCGTGCTGTACCCGCCGGTGTACGTGACGCGCACGCTCGCGGGATCGGCACTCCACGCCGGCGAGACTCCAAAGGCCGGGTTATTCCCGCCGCCGATGAAGTCTGACACGATCCGGCCCCACGTTGCACCGAGCCGGTAGAGCTGGCCCGTGCGGGTGTCCACCCGGTATTCGTCCGCGTCCAGCGTGGTCCACGTCCCGGCCCGGTCCCGCTCCTCGACGCTGGTCAGGGTCGTGATGGGCCACTCGCGGAGTTGCAGGACCGAGCCACCGTCGCCGTTGTAAGTCTCGGTACGGTTCGCAGACTCGAAGCCGTTGGTCATGTCACGACCGGCATAGCGTCGCACGGACGCTTCCGCCTGCGCGAGCATGAGCGTAATGGCGGCATCGCTGCCGGTCCCGTTGATACCGGCCCATGCTTTATAGTTTGCTACCGTCGCCAGAGGCATGGTCTGCTCCTAGTAGGCAAGGCAACGCTCGGGTGGGCCGCTCTTATCCCAATCGCTCACGTACTGATGAACCGGCATCAGGTCAAAGCCGGGCCATGTCGCCATCAACTGCAAGTGCCCGACCGCTACCTGTGGGGTCACGCCCACCTTGCCGCCGCTGGCCGTTAGCTTGTGCCAGAACGCCACGTCAGCATCGACCCGGCCATCCCCGTACCCGCCGGTCGGATCGGGCTGGCAGAGGAACCACGGCTTGGGAACGTCCTTCAACGCGGCGGAACGGATCAGGGTCAGGCCGAAGTGACAGGACTTCACCTCTAGCACGTCGGCCCGCATGAGTTCGCGGTCGATCTGCCCGTCACGGCACATCAGGGCCACGTTCTCCTCACGCTTGGACTGAAGGGCCGCAATCGCCGCGTACTCGGGATTAGCGTCCGCGATCTGTACCAACCGGCGCACATCGTCAACCGTGAACAGCGTGTCGTAGTCAACCGTGAGGATGTATTCGGCATCGCCAGCCCACTCCATCCCGCGCGTGATGCCCTGGTGCCAGTACGCACCTTGCACGGTCTGGAACCCGATGCCCAGTTCCATGATGGTCCGGGTGATGGCGGAGAAGTTGTTGGTGAAGCCTACGCGCGGGACGGTCATAATGCCCTTGACTCGCTGCCGTACCGACGTGATCGGGCTGGGCTTGACCGCCTCCATGTTGAGGCTGATCGGGTGGCGCGAGCAATCCCACGCGAAGGGCTGGAACTTCCGCACGTTGACAAGCCCAAGCTCGCGGAACAGACCGGCCAGCGTCGCCCCGTTGAAGGCGTTGCGGTGGAAGTCGTCCTTGTCTACCTGCCCGCCGTAGGCAATACCGGCCATGTCAAAGCCGCCCTTGCCTTCCACTACCCACTTGGCCCACAGTTCCATATCAGGCACGGCCACGCGGATGATGCCGCCGGGCTTCAACACCCGGACCCACTCGCGCAGGGTTTCGATGGCTTCCGCACGCGCGACGTGTTCCAGTACGTGCGAGGCGTACACCTCGTCCACGGACTCATCGGCATACGGCAACTTCCCGGCCTCGGTCCCGGTCTTGATGTCCAATGGCGTATAGCCGTCAATGACGACTTCGCCCGCTCCCACGTTCAGCCTCACAGGGTTTGTCATAAGCACGGCCAAGGGCTTTCACCGTTGGCCGTGTGGTGGTTAGATGCTGACAGCCGTACCGTTCGCAACAACCTCGGAAGCCGAGCCAGGAGCCTCGACCGAGTTCACGCCGATCACGTCGATGGCAAAGTTGTTGAAGCCAGCAGCGGGCTGGTACTGGACGAAGAAGTACCGGCCATACCGACCGGGCTTGTCCACCGTGATAACGATGTCCTGGCCCTGAGTCGAGGACTGGTTAGCCGGGAGGACAAACTGGCCAGCCGCGGCAGTCGTGTTGGTGGTGCCAACCAGACCGCTGATCGTGTTGGACGTGCTGAACGTGTTGGTGTCGGACGCACCAAATGCCAGCACGGTCCACTTGTTGGACTGGTTGGAGTTGGTGGCCGCCTGCGTCTTGACGCGCAGGATCAACTGGCCGGGGTTGCCGAGGTTGTTCAGGTCGATGCTTGCCGATGCCGTCGCGTTGGTCGCGGCGGTGCCGGGGTTGGTGAGCGAGGCCCACCGGAGATCGGTACCAGTAATCATGTGAGATGCTCCTGTGTGGTGCGTGGGGGTTAGGCGGTGGCGACGACGCAAGCAACGGGGCCAACGGTCGAGCCGCGCCCGTCGCCGTGGATCGCCACGTCGAAGCGGGTCGTTGCACGCCACTTGTACGAATCGCTGGTGAAGCCAGCTTCGGACGAGCCGAGGATGGCAAGGTCACGGCGCTCGCCAATCATGGTCGCGGCTGCGAAGTCACCGATGTAGCACGAACGAACGGACGAGCCGGTCGCCGTGGGCATGATCTGGGCGAAGTAGACCGGGTAGCCAAGGAACATGGCATCCGCGCCGCCCGTGCCAGCACCGGCCAGATCCTTGAACTGGTTCAAGCCCTTTTCGAGCCTCAACATAACCTGGTGGTAGAACTGACGCGAGCAGACCATTGCGATGCGGCTGTTGTCCACGTTCTCCAGCGAGCCGAGAACCGTGTTGAAGTTGGCCGTCGTGATCGCGCCCCAGTTGCCCGCACCGTTGATGTAGGCTGCGGACGGGAGGGCGCTGGTCAGGCCAAGGATGCCCGCCGTGTTGGACGCGCCGGTGCCGTTGAAGTAGCAGGTGTCGATGATGCGGTCATACATCTCGCGGAAGCTGGTAGCAACCATGTCCGCGATGTTGATGGCCGAGTCCTCCAGCAGTTCGTTGCTGGCCGCAATGATGCGCCCGAACTTCTTAGCGGTCAGGCGGACCTGATCGAGGTTCACGTCAACCTCGGCCACGGTGCCGTTCTCGGCAACCGGAGCAAACGCCGGGATCGCCGTCTTGCGCGGGTACGAACGGGTGTCGCCACCCATGCGGACCACGTTCGCAATCTTGCGAGCCGTGCCCACGCTGGTTTCGGTCAGGTACAGGAGCTGGTTGACAAGCTCGGTCGGAACGGTGTAGCCGCCCAGCGTGTTGTCGAACGCAACCTGCGTCTTGACGATGGCCTGATCGTTGGCCTCCTGCGAGTAGCCGCGACCGCCGTACGCCTTGCCGAACGTGGCCAGACGGAAAAACGCGCCGAACTGCTCGGCAGAGTCCGCGTCGGCCAGCTTGGTCAGGCCTTGCGACGCGCGGATGTTGTACGCCTTGCGGATCGACATAGCCCCGTTGAACTTGGGAGCCTCGCCGTCGTCGTTCAGCTTGGTCTGGCTGGCCTCGGCAACCCGGTCGGCCTTGGCCTTGGTCTGGCTGGCAGCCTTGACCGCGAGGTCGTTGGCCTCAGTCTCGTCCTCGACGAGAATGGGCTTGGCGGTGTGGGCCTTGTACGCGGCGGCAACATCGACCGGGCCGGACGCGGACTTGATGACAGCGTTCTGCTCGTCGATGGCCTTCTGAACCTGCTCCAGCGTGGCGGTGTCCGCCAGACCGAGCGCCTTGCAAATGCTTGACCACTTCATGGTGGTGTCTCCTGAGAGGTGTTGATACACACACTCGGGACACCTTGCGTCCGGGTCGCGGCTCACGTTGACCCTTCGGAGGCTCCGTCGTTTTGAACATCCCCGCCGGACTTTCATCAACAGCGGGGATGGAGGGGAAGGGAGCTAATCAACGATGTAGATCGTGCGCTTCTCGGGTCTGTAGTAGTCCAACGCTGGCTTGGCCCATGCCATGCCCTTCGTGACGAGGGACTGTAGCCGCGCGGCCTTGCCTTCGTCGGCAACAACGGACACGCCAGCACAGGACATATTGCACGGCATCGGCGTGGCGCTGACCTCGAACACATCTGCCTTGCGGGTGATGGTCCGGGCCGCCGGGTACATCTTCTGCTCGGCCGGTGTCAACGCGCCCCGGTCGGTTGGGGCAAAGCCGATCGAGAACCCCAACGCCCCGGCCTTGGCCAGTTCAAGCACGCGGGCGGCATCCTCGAACTTGTCTACCGGCATGAGCCGGGCGCGCATCTTCCAGCCCCGTACGGTGCCGTCAATGCCCTTGACGGGGCGAATCCAGCGGAGCGTTGCCACTACGTTCCGGGTTGAATAGGCGTGGTCAAGGTAGATCGCCTTGTAGGTATCAAACGCCCGGAAGTTCAGACCTTCCGCCAACACAACCTCATCGTCGCAGTCCACGCTGGAGTACGTGGCCAGCCCCTCGATCTCGATGCCCTGATTCTGTGCGATGATGCTGGAGTCGTCGGACAGTGACACGCCCACCATGCCAGCCTTGGCCGTGTCGATGGCCAGCCCGTGACGCTTGCACGTCTCGGCCATGACTGATCGGATCTTCGCGGCGTTGCTGGTCATAATCATGGGCTGGCCTCCGACAAGTATAGTAGTCACTAGTTTCCATCGTCCTCGATGGCCTGCTTGCGTGCCACCGCCTCGCCAATCCTCCGCCGGGCGATCTCTACATACGTCGCGTCGATCTCGCACCCGATGAAGTCTCTTCCAGTCTGCACGCACGCGACTCCGGTCGTGCCAGAGCCAGCGAAGGGGTCAAGCACGATCCCGCCGGGCGGTGCCCACTGTTCCAGAATGTGCCGGACCTGACTGAGTGGGCGCGGGCACGGGTGGCCCTCTACACCATCGCCAAGCCTCTTTCGGCCTTGCGGTGTAGTGTCTGCAAGGTGCCAGTCTCTATTTGATCCGCCAAGAGTCCACGGCTTTGCTCCGTCTTTCCACCAGACTAGCACAGGGTCATATGAATACTGCATCGGCAGCGTCTTAGACATCTGCACGAAGTTCTTGCACGCCGCGAAGATTCGCCACTTGCGAGGAAACCACGATGAGAAGTTGTGAGCGTTCTTCATGGACTGCCACACCATGACGGGCGATCCGGGCTTGGCGATCCGCTCACACTCGGAGATGACCGACCAAATCCATTCGCCGTACCCCTCTGGCGTGTCCTTGTGTGTGGCGTACTTGAAGCCGATTCCGAACGGCGGATCTGTTACCACCGCATCCACGCTCGCATCCGGCATGGCTCGGAGCATGTCCAGACAGTCCCCGTGATCTACGCGCCAAGTGGTCAAGCCTCGTCCTCCAGTTCGTTGATTGAGATACACCTACATTGGGGATGTGCCTCTGAGGGCACCCACACATCACGGGCAAACGTAACCGCCCCGTCCGTCGTGGCGATGGTCGTCCCGGCCTTGATGAACGGCTCGGAGAACGGCACCACCTTACCCGCCAGCATACCGGAAATGGCCGAGCAAAGCGGGCAAGGCCCACCCGCGAGCAGCCAAGTCCGGCCCTTGAACCCGCCCATTTCCTCCGCGCCTTGCATGTCCCCGTACTGGTACGCGCGGGCCGTCTCAGTCCGGGCCACACGCTCGGCCATCGCATCGACCGAGCCAACGTCGGCCAGCCCGTCCCGGATCTGGTTGATGGTCCGGCCTTCGCCAACCCCGTCCGCGATGATCCGGGTAGCCTCGTCCTTCAACGTCTCGGGGATGGTCCGGACCAGTTCCAGCTTGGTATCCAGCAGGTACTGGCGTGCCCGGTCGTTGATCTGGTACTCGGGCAGAACACCATCGGCATCGGGCTGGGCCTGTACCGTGTCGGCGTAGCCCTGCCGGTACATCCGGGCCAGCCCGGTATCTAGCACCGCGTCAAGGTCGGCCATCGCCTGCGTGGACACGACAAGGCCGCTCTCGGTCAGGCCAGCCGCAAGCGTGGCCTGATACCACCGGGCCATGTCGTCGGCCATCTGCTCGATAGCCGTATTCATCCCGTCCGGGCGCCGGGCTAGCTCGGCTTCCTTGGTGTGGTTGTCGCAGGTGCAGGTCAGTTTGGATAGAGCCGCACCACTCCGTCCGGGTAGGCCGTCCCCATGTCGTGCGAGTGCATGGCCGCCAGTGCCATCCGAATGCAGATCGTTGGACTTGGCAGCAGTTGCCTCATCCCCCTCTCCAGCATCGTCCGCTCCATCTCCATCGCTTCCCTCTGGCTCATCGCTGGCTTCGGGTGCGGTATCTTCCTGTTCATCCCGTTCCTCGGGCGCTTCCGTGGCTTCATCGTCGGCCTCCTCCGGTACGCGATCCATTGCCGGGACCATGATGGGAACGCCGTTGAAACGGTACACGTCCAGTTCCGGCCCGGCCTGCTCGATGCCCAACGCGGCGCGGGCTTCGTTGGCCGATACCAGACCGGCATTGGCAAGGCTGACCATGCGGGCCGTTTCCTGCGTCACGTCCTCATTGTCCGGGTTGTCGAACGCGAGGAACATTGTCCCGGTCGGATCAAACCGGCTCACAACGTACTCCGTCAGGATCTCGGCCAGCGTGGACAGGCGGGGCCAGATGGTCAGGTTCATGTAGGCGGGGGACGCCGCCGACCTCT